ACTCCATAGGGGCTAAAGCTATCCATGGCAGCAGAGTGAACATCTGCAACCGTATATCCGGCAGCGAGCGTTGTGGTCACGCTGGCGTTCATGAAAGCCTGATGCCCGTCGATCGCCTGAATCAGCACCCAGGTATCGGTCGGATTGTCGCGTCCAGTGACAGTAAAGCGAATTTCACCGCTGAAAATTTCCCCGAAGTTCGTACCATTTGTCTGGCCGACTTTCGAAGGGTCTACCTCCGTTGCCACGCCTACCTGGCTACTGTCTACCGCGGCCGGCATGCCGTCATAGCCTGCAATGATTTTAATCTTCGCAAACTCTTTGCCCAGAATACGGCTGCAGGTGTCTTTGGAGAGGTTATAAACCTTCACCATCGCAACGCGCGGCCAGCGGGTATCTGTCCACTCAATGCGGAACGTCACCTTGAAGTCACTCAGGCTAATGCCTTCACCACTTTCTGACAGAATTTGCAGCTCGAAGTGGCGCATCCAGTTCTGTGACATGTTTACTCCGTTACGGCCCAGAGATGGCTGCTGATGCCCAGGTCGGTTTTTGTAGGGTAGTCCTGCGAAGGATCATCGCAAAGCACCACGAGCCCGAAGCCGAGCTCGAGATAGGAAAAGGGTGCCAGCAAATTAGCGCCGGTAACCAGAGGAATGCCGGTCACAATGCCTGCGCCGCTGCTGTCGAGCAGATCCATTACCCAGCCCGCGGCGTCACGCCATACCGTTCTTATCGAGTAATTAACTCCGTTTATCGCCACGGCAAACTGCTGGTTATCGGGTGACAGGGGGATTTCACTGGCCTGCATCGTGTCTCCTTAAAACAGGTCGGACAGTTTCGATAAAATCGACTGGCTGGCAGTGGGCTTCGTCGACTTAACGCCGGAGTTTTGCACTGCTGAAGTGCTCACGCCCTGCGACATGTCGGCCTTATCCGCTACCGATATCGTCTGCGTTGAAGAGATGATCACCCCGCGCAACGTCAGCGTCGCCATTAGCACGTTTTCCGATGTACGGTCAGTCGTTACATCCAGCACGCGGATCAGCATGTTGGTGTAGAGGCGCTTCCCGGTTACCACATCAAACGGCACACGGCTTTCCTGCAGGTCGATGAGCTGCTGATAAACCTCTTTCGGGCTAAGACCAATGCTGAGCCCTATCGAGGAAGTATCGAGGAGGTCCAGCAACGAGCCGCCGCCAGAAAAGCCTATCTCCATCACCAGCTCGGGTGGCCTCTTGAAGGCATGGTCAGCAACAGGCGCATCCTTTTCGACGGGATGCTCTGTGATTTCCAGCGTGTCGCTATGTTTTTCGGTAATCACCACGTCCGGCACTATCAGCCCGATTTTCCGGCTCTGCTGTGAAAACAGCGTAGAAAGAATGTCCATCAGCGCGGCCCCGTTCCAAGTGCTTGTGAAAAGCGTGAGTTCACCGCCATTTGCTTGTCGGCGACTTC